TGATCCTCTAGTCCTTCAACTGGTGTAAGTTTCCAGTCCTTACCATAATACCTTTCTAATGCATTATTATGTGGTGCATCTTCATTCACCTTTATCTTCTTAGGTGGTGGAGGTGGAAACATCTCCAGTTGTATTTCAGGTATAGAAAAGGTGTCACCACTTTTTCTGTGATGACACCAATAGAATGTACCGTCTTCTTTCTTGTATAGGTGGTCTGCTTCATGTGGACTCAGCAAAACCATCTGCATAATCTTATCAGTTTTTTCAATCATAATGGAGGATATTCAGATTGTATTTCTTCTACTGTTCTTTCAACTTCAAACTCTTTCATTAATCGTCCTACTTGTTTCTTATCCAGACCAGCTAGTGATTCACAGTTAGACAAGCATTTGTATATACATTCACGATCAGAGATAGGTGCTTTTATCTCCCACCCCTGATCATCATAATATTTCTTACCTTCTGTAACTGAAGCCTCTACATGTGCAAGATCTTGTATCTTGGATGGATTTACATAATTATGTTTAGGCATATGCTTGTGCAGCAAGCCATGTTGATAGACCTAAAGATGTTCCCATAACAGTAAGTCTACTCATCCACCACATAATTTCATGCTTATGTTTTCTAATTTTTGTCATAATTAATGTCCCATTGGAATTCCTGCTGCCATCATTCTAGAGATATTATCAACCTCTTTAAAGGCGTTCTCTTTTTTGATGTCAATGCAGTAGTCAATAAAATGAGGATGTTCTTGTAGATAAGAAACATCCTCTTTACTGTGTTCTATTGCTTCGTATGCACTCATAGCATACTCACATATCTCATAAGTGTGCTTTTGAGTGTCGTGATAACCGACTGTATAATGTTGCATTTGAGTCAGGGGCATGATCTTTCAATCCCGTACTATGCATATATTTATACTATCTTAGTAGTAATTAATACTTATTAATATCTCCATCTGCTGACAAGTAATTCCACAGATCCATTGAGATTCCTAGCTTCGCTCTCTACGACATAACCTTCTTCAGCAGTTTGCCTTTTTATTTTTTCGATAGCATACTGTTGTGTCAGCTTATCAATAAATCTGCTAACAGGTACATCAAGATCCCAAGCGTCTTCTTCAGTAACTAACTTATAATGTTCTGAATTATCACACCACTTAAATCCAATGTCAGGTGCTATAGCAACACAAACATTCCATTGTTTATGCTCATGTCCTACTGGATTAACCAGTAGAACATTTTCTTCTGTATCATGACCTAAAGTATTCAATGCACTTACTAGTGACTCTTTACATTTTAATTTGGTTTTGATTGTGCTGAAGTGCGACATTGTTCTGTGTATAGTAATCTGAAGTGTTTTCTTTAAAATAAACTGATCCGAGACTTTCTTCTATGTCTGATGTAAGTTTCTCACATGCATCACCATATACTCCAAGAATTTCTTCGGTTACAGTACCATCTTGTGCGATGGTAAATTTGATTGTTTCTTTCATAATTTTTTATTTAGTAGTTGAGCAATAACCTTGTTCACATAATTGATCTAATTTTTTGATCAGGTTTTGATACTCATCCCACATATATGTGGAACCAGTATATTCTTGGTAATGTTTACACGCTGTTACTAGACGAGCAACATCATCTTCATTTAATCTCATTGTATCACATCCGTCTATAGGTAATTATAACAGTTATGCTGAGACTGCGCTATTGTTTATGTCGTGTCTCTGATATGCAGCAGGAGTTCTTGTGGAATTGTCGTGATTCCTTGCTTGGAATGTGCCAGGTGTCCTAGTACTATTGCTATAATCCTTAGCAACATAGTCACCATTAAAATTCTTATAATTTATTTGAGTCCATCCCTCATTACCTGAGAAATGATTAACTGTAGTACTTGCTGGTTGAGGATCAGACAACGTATTATCATAATCGCGTCTAGCGTAATCCATATTCTGTGCCATTAGCGTTTACCCCCATTCATTTGCTTTAACATTTTTTGTAACTCTGACGTACTTCCAACAAACATAGCATTGTTAGTAACTTTACTTGGACCTTTCTTTTCTTCATCAAGATCCTTCATTTTTTTATGTAGGTCAGCAAGTTTATCAGTCATGTCTGCAACTTGCTTCATAGCGTTCGTAGCAACCTCAAATGCTCTAGGGTGTCCACTCTCCTGAGCAACTTCTAATGCACCTCTAACTGCCTCACCTCCCTGATCAATCAAAGTATATAATTGACCACGAGTGTACTCATAATCTTTGTCACGATCTTCTGTAACATCTTTGAGTTGATCTTTTCTTGTGGTACAACCACCTTCAGGAGTATCTGAAACTTCAATGTCCAGAATGCTCTCCATATTTTCTTCTAGAGTATTATCTGCCATGATTATAAGTACGTAATACCTTCATTAAATCCAAAGTCATCACCTGGATCTACTAATGCATCATCCAATCCATCAATGTTACCATCTAGATTGATGTCAGTCTTAGCCTTAGGAGTATATGTTCTCTCTATTGCTCTTCTATTAACTGAAAGATCACCAAGTGTTTCGTAAACAATTGCTTTCTTGATGACATCAGATGTACTGTAAGGACCGTAGAAGTATGTCTTACAGGTGAATTGTAATGTATAAGTTATATATCTTCTCTCTAAGTAACTTCCATCCCATGAGTCATCATAGTTTATACCATCTAATACTATTGCTATATCACGTTTCTCATCCATATCAGGAATCATGTTCAACGTAATAGAGAACGATGGCTGAAAGTACGGCAATATTTGCTCAGTAATCTGTAATGCATCATCCTGTGACTTAGCAATAACACCAAGTTCAAAACCTAAGTTATAAGGTACAGGAACATATTGAGTCTTTACCTCACTACCATTATCTGCAATGATAGTTTTATATTTTTGTATAGGAGAAGTCTTACGTGCTGAATCATATTGAATACTATTCATCTCAAAGTAGAGACGAGGAAGAGTAATTGACATCTTCCTTGTAATGTCTGGGTTATCTTCCAGACGAGCCAAGAATTTCTCTCTAGGTCCATATGCTAGAGGAACTTTTGATTCCTCAATAACATCACCTGTAGAAGGATCTTTCTTCTTCAATGTAATATTGTTGAAGAGAGTACCAAAAGAAATAATATTCTTACGAGTTATCTCGTTATAAAAGTGTGATCCTAACATCAAATACTCCCTGTAAAGTTACCAAATTCACCGAAGGGATTACCTTCACTCCAATCAATTATATTATCAGCAGCATCTTCGATTACTCTGTTGTCATCGTACTCAGCACTTGTATCCTCTAAAGTATCAAATGTAGACACAACCCAAACTGCACTACTTGTATCTCCTGTTAGAGATTCACCAGTTGCAAACGTACCAGTACGATTTATAACTTGAATGATTCTAGTAGCACTATCCCAAGACTTAACCTCTGCCTCAGATCCAGATGTAGCACCTGTGACCTTTTCACCTACTGTAAAGTCTCCTGTACCACCTACACCCATTGTAAGGGCAATAGCACTGGAGAATATAGTTTCTAGTTGATCTATCTCAGCAACACCAGTAGATATGTCGTCGCTGCCGTACTGATATAGTTCAGCAGTCATAGTATAAAATTGGAGTTTACCAAACTGATAGAATGGTATCTCCTGTTGTACGAATTTTATTTCATACAAATCTTTTGTTAATGGGAAGTATAGAAGATCTCCTTCATTAGGTCTACCATCAGTTGTAAGTGTTGGATTATTAGCAGCAACTGCTTCATCCCACCTACGACTAGAGACTCTGAATACTACCTCATCTGTTATTCTTACACCAAATTGACTGACGAATTCTGCACCATCTCCAAATCCTTCTACATTTTGTAGGAGCATTTCGACTTGAAACTCATCTTCATACTTATTAAAAATAATATCATCTAACGTATTATCTTTCAAGATAGTTCTTGGTAGATAATAGATATCAGTACCGAAGATTTTAATCTGTTCATCGGCAAGATCTTGATACAGTGTCTGCTCTCCAGCATCTCCTGCATAATAAGTTGGGAAGTAGGGACTAGTAGGCATTTTATCCGATCATATCCATTGGTGGTTCTGCATATTTGCTGAGGACTTCACCTTCGATCATCCTAAGATCAGACTGACCATCTTCAAATATCTGTCTACCATTTAGTGTTACACCACCTGGTAATTTGACATCATTATATTTAATCAGATTCTGACCCCACTGCTTTTTCATCATAGCAGTAGCATATCTTTTAACAAACATATCATTATACATCTCAGTAGCATCAGTTGGATCTAACATCCTATGACACTCAATCAATAAGTTCATGTCCTGTTGAAGGAAATCCTTATCAATATCTAAGTATAAACGATCAC